GTCTGCTATCTCTGTCCAGCTGCGGTATGATTTTGTCCAAATAAGTATTTTTAATTTTGGATCGTTGACGTATGTCAAGGATAAGTCCAGGAACTTCAGATTGGGTTGCAAGCTCTCCGAGTACTTCCGCATCCGTTGAGTTAGCACCCGTTCCTGTTTTCTTCCCAGTAGGGTTGAGACCAAGGAAGTCAAAAAGAAGGCTCCGCAACTGAACAGTGCTGTTAGGATTAAAATCTTTTCCATTTATTTTCTCAAATTTAGATATCTCAGGGTTTTCATACAATGTAGCTACAGACTTATCTATCTCTGTCTGCATTAACTCTTGAGATACGCTTAGCCTTTCTCTACTAAAAGGCACACCATTATCCTGCATATCAGTAAGAAATCTAGTGCCTGGGATAAGCAGGTTATCATATACTTTCTTCAGTTTATCATTTTGCTTAATTTTAACAAACTTTTCGTATAAAAGAAACGTACATAGAGCATCCATAGCTGCATATGTTTTCATTACATCAAAAGGAATACATTCCCACTGAAAATCAGCTTTCAATACTCCGTGTTCTTTTCTATAGTTATCCATCCAATCGTACATCGGCTTTTCATAATCGCCATAGGGTGTGTACTTGATGGATAGTGGTTTAAGACCATGCCCTCCGGGATTCTCGTCTATGAGGTAATGGAGCAACATTGTGTCTTCAAAGTTAGGGAATTTAAACTTAAAATGGTATTCAAAAAATGCCATATCAAACTTAGCATTATGAAATACTACCGTTTTCTTACTAAAAAGTTCCTGTAACAGTTCTTCAGTTCGCTCATCAAAACATTCTGTGTTAATATAAGCGCCCTTTTGGCCATCATAACAAAGCGATATACCGAGTATATAACCATCCCTAGGATATAGTCCCGTTGTTTCCGAGTCAAGTGCCACATATGTACCACTATGGTCAATAGCTGCTTGTATAAAGGCATTGCACTCCTCTGTGTCTTCAATTCCGAAAGCGATACTTTCATCTATAATAACCTCGTCAACCAAGCCTTTGATATGGTTGATTATACTCTCTTTTGAAGTTTCCCAAGTTTTACGAGCCTCAGGTTTGAATGTGAGCATCGCAGGATTAATTACGGGTAAAAATTTCTCATCTACTTTCTTACCGGAGTATTCGGTTACTGAATTGATTTTGGTAAAGTACTTGAGCGCGTCACTACCCACTAAAATAATCCAGTCGTAGTTGTCTGTGTTTATATTTATATCACAGTCTCGCTTTAATACTTTCTTAATTGTAGGGTCAGAACACAGTTGATACTGATCAAAATCAAACTCACTTTCAAACTCTCGTCTAAAGTCAGTTCTACCCTTTTTAGTTTCTACTAAGGCAACTCTAGCCATATAACTTCCTTTTTAATTTATTTACTGAAGTTTGGGATAATGCACCAGGGTCTGTATCCTTAAAATGGATATTCCTAGCTACGAGACCAGCTTTCTCACACGCACCCTTTAAATTTTCTGCCGCAGTCTGACCTGCGTCGTCTCCGTCAAAAAAGATTTCCACATACTCTGCTCCTTGCACTCGGAGCATAGACAGTTTAGCATCATTATAGTTATTAGTTCCAAAACAGCACACAGCATTAGTTAACCCTTTATCATGCAAGTTTATCATATCATAAATACCCTCTACCAATATAACAGAGCCTTGTATAAACTCTACTATAGGGAAGAAAGGTAGCTTAGCTCCTGGGGGAGAAAACTTGTACTTAGGCGTCCCACCTGTGGTGTGCCTTCCTTGAAAAGCTACTATATTACCTGATATGTCACGAATAGGAAATACTATTCTACCCACATGGTCATTATGTGAGTGTTGAAAAGCCTCAAACTTCTTATAAGTTTCAGGTCGAATATCTCTCCAGTTTCCTACATACGGCAATCTATTTTGAGGAAAGGACAAACCAACACTTTCGGAGCGTTTTTGTATAAGTTTCTTTTTAAAAAGGTCTCTCTGTTGCTGTAATTGATTTGCCCTTTCCCCAAAATGATTGAATAAATTACCTTTATACCCACACGAAAAACAGTTGAAAATACCAGTAATCTGGTCTATTCTCATACTAGGATTTCTATCTGCATGCTCAGGGTTTAGACACTTTACTAGATAGTCTGCACCCTTCTGCATGAAATAAATATTCTTCTCTTGTAATAGCCTTTCTATTTCCATTAAGCCCTTTCATGCGGTTTATAGTCTGAATCTTCTTCTTGACCATCTGAATTTAAATCAAGCATATCCCGTACTTTTTTCTTATAGCTCTCTATAAACTCTAATATTTCTTCTGTTTCTTTCGAGATAGGAATTTCGTCTTCGTCTAATTCTTCTACCATTTTTATTAATCCCAAAACTTAGTAGTCTCTTGTACCATACTTGGTAAACAATATGCGGTTATGTCTCTAGCAACATACGTGTAGTATGAATCACTATCATTGTATGTGCCTGTTTCTATTTTGTGGGCAAAATAGTTACATCTGTTTATATCTTTAAAATACATCTGATCTGTAGGAACAGCTGTTCCTCCAATAAGTACTTTTAATAAAAATGCCATTACCATTTATCTACCTATATCCTCAATACTTTCTCCACTAATTACTTGATACGCACCCTTATTGTACGCAGGTGCGATTGTATAACTACTAGATATTTCTTGTTTGTATGTCTCATCCTTTTCAGGACGATACGGTGTCATTGGAGCAGACGGGTAATAAGGAGTTTCTCTAATAGTAGGTTCTTCTCTATTAAGAGTATGAAATATAACTTTTTCTTTTCTTCTTGCTGTGGAAATTTTCTTACGTCGTCTACCGCTCATAGTGTGCCCCATACTTCTTTGAATAACTGACATTCGGACTCCATTAATTTTAAAAGTATATTATACTAAAGATGACATTAAATGTCAAGATATATTTTTAGAGGTCGTCTATGTCTTCGCCAGTCTTTTGGTCGTTTGCTTCTCTCTCCTTTGGAGTTAGAGAAGATTCTGGACCAATCTTTAATGTTTCCCAGTCCATTGTAGAAGTAAAAGAACGCATAGCGGCTGCTCTCATCTTAACACAATTAAATGTGATACAACCGTCTTCTTGACTCCAGGGTTCCATAGAATATGCTGCATCAGCAGCGTCAAGAATACCTTTGGCGAATCGAGCTTCACCGCTAGCGTCTGTTTGGTATGGCGAGAATATTGGGGTTTCAAATTCTTGCGCCATGCTCTTCAAAGCCTTACTAACTTCTATTTGTTCTGTCCAATCGTATTGCCCTCCACGAGAAGGTATACTAGATCGCTTAACTTGATTGATATAGTCGACTATAACTACGCCAACATCCATCTTGCTTTTAATTTTTTTATCAAGTTCGGCTCTTATCTTAGAGATAGTAAGAGAGGGGTCATAAACTACATCTAACTGTTGAGCTGGGAGAAGCTCACAAGTTGATTTTAGTTTATCGTGGAACTTTTCAAAGTCCCGATGATCTCGGTACTCCGCAAGTCGCTCTTGGCTATCTTGATATCGGGCAGCCCACCAACCAGCAACCTTTTCCCACTCCGTTACGTTAAGATTTTTAGCGCGTAGACGTGAAAAAGGTATATCAGTTGCAATCGAACAACACCGTTGCAGTATCGCTCGGCTATCCATCTCAATAGTGAAATAGATTGCAGACTTTCCAGATTCATAGACATTGTTAGCAATATTAGAGCAGGTAATAGATTTCCCTGCCCCTCGGCGACCGCCTACTAAGATTAAGTCTCGGGGGGAGAACGAAATCTCGTAGTCATTATCGGTATTCAAGCCGAGAGGCAGGTACTTTCCTAACTCCTCATCAGGTTCAAACAAGGGAATACGTTGCATACTCTCTTGTGGTTCTTGAAGGTCTACTTTATTTTCGATATCAAGAACAATCTGGTGTAGGTGTCCTACGGACTCCTCTGCATCCTCAAAGGACATAGAGTTATCAACGTAATCCTCAAGTGACAGTAGTATCTCTTTTTGAGTATACTCATTTTTCAGATACTGAAGAAGCATATATGCATCCGCATCTACTTCAATAGCATCTATGGCGAAGAGAAG